TCATGCAGATTTCTTTGCATTATAATCTTGAACCGCTTTTTCGATCACGGCCCGTATCTCCTGTTCCGTCACATTCAATCCCATTACACGTAGTCTACCAATCACATAGTCAATGGCTTCCTGCAGCTTCTTATCTCCTTCGAAGTCCTTGAACACCGATTCCGCATAGGCCACCGCCTCAACACCAACTTTGTGTAAGAACTCCCGGTCTTTAACAGACGTATTGGATACATAGTATTCAGTAGCCTTCTGCTGCGCCTTTTTAAGAGCACTTGTAGCAATCGTAGCCAATAGGCCAATCAGTGCAGTTACAATGGTTAACACGTAGGGTTGAGCCGCTTCTATTAATTGTTCCTTCATTATATGTCACTCCTTATTATAGTTTAGGGAAAATGTCTACCCGTTTTGGATTTGTCTTGTCCCAGAAAATACGTGCTCCAAGTGCTGTAGTTAGCGCACGAGCTGGTACATGACCGATACCACCGATATTTACTGTTTCTACCGCGTCGCCGTTGATCGTTACCTTGCCGCCTGTATATCCGATCTTACCGCCGAGCATTTCACCGATCGGTCGGGATGGTACAAAGGTTACATTCTTAATGCTGTAGCCTGTGAACTCCTGACTACCTACAATGACCTCCATTGTCGGGTATGTCGCTGTCTCTGCTGGTTTAGGAGTTACTGGCGTTGGTGTAGGCTTTGTATCAGGTCCCGTAAACGGTACGCCTACGTGAGCACACAAGCCTTTTGCGATGGCAAGGGCAACACGGTTTTGAAAGTCGTTGTCAAAGAGCGTTGCTTCTTCTACCGCGTTGCTGATGAAGCCTACTTCAACCAGAACAGCATCCATTGTTGTGCTACGGATAACTTGAAAGTTACCATAAGCTACGCCACGGTCTCTAAGCCCTGTAGCTGTTACCATATGCTTGTGTACAGTGTTAGCAAGGTTTTTACTTGTAGGCCGCATATAGTACGTTTCCGTGCCTGTAGCCTCTGGATTACTGCTGCTGTTTGCGTGAATGGATATAAAGGCATCTGCGCCTGCTTTGTTAGCGATAGATACACGCTCTTTAAGCTCCAAAAATACGTCTGTGCGGCGTGTAAGGATCACTTTTAGTTCTGGATTATCCTTTAAAAAAGCTTCTACCTTAATCGCCATAGTAAGGTTAAAATCCTTTTCCCTCTTACCAGCAGGCCCGAGCGCTCCAGGATCCTTCGCTCCATGTCCTCCATCAATTACTAGTATCTTTTTCGCCATCTCGTTGTCCCTCCAGTTGTTGGATTTGTCGGCATCTTGGGCAAAGGTAGACGTCGCCCAGAATAATAAAAAGGGCCTTCTTGGCCCCTTCAGATAATTTGGCAAATCTTCGTTTTGCGTGTTCGCATCCCATTCAATCCCGGCCTCCTGCATGATTAAATCTATCTTGGATTCCATCCGCATCATTCGTATATCTTGTTCCTCTGTCAGTAGCCAAGGTAGCCACTTCCGAAGTAGTCTTTTCACTTTCTTCTGCTTCAGAATCAAAAATATTATTCCGGCCGCCGTTGACAGCGAAAGCCCGTTCTTGATGATCTGTTCTGCTGCTGAAATTATAAAGTCGTACACTGCTGTCCACCGCCGGGTATAAAAACTTGTCTCGTGCTGTCGGGCCAAGTAACCATAAAACCATATTCAAAAACTCTTGAGAAACCGCACACTCTCGGCTATCATCATCCAGTTCTATATATTCCATGTCGTTTCCCCCATAAAGAAAAGGACCGCCAGATAACCTGGGGTCCTTAATAAGGTGTGTAGTTAGTAATCATTACCACCCGTTTCCAATATAGAAACGGTTATTTAGGAAATCCTTGCATGGTTGTTTTAGCAATTCTATTTCTCTCTGACAATAGAGGTTCAATCTGTCTTCGTTTCTCAGCAGAACTCATGGTCTTGTCAGCTTCAATCTCCCGGATACTTGCATTAAGCTCACTTAGCGATTTAGCCGCTTTCTCCAACGTTTTTAGGTCACGTTTGCGTGAAAAATCACCCTCATTGAGTTTAGCAGAAGCTTTCTCTTTGGAAAGTTTCTCTTTTGTATCATACAGCTTTTCAATTGACTTGGTACTCTGTAACGGGTCAACAGTAAATGCTTTAACTAATGGCAGCTGTTCAAATCTTTTTTCTGGTGGGTTTGGACGATCTACTAGACCAGTTCCTTTAAGGATTGCGTCTGTCGCTGTTGTTGCATAATTACCTAACCCAGCTGTGAGTCCTTGAATTGTGCTGTCCATGATACGTGGAGAAGAAAAGTTTTTAAGACCACCTTCATCATTGGTTACTTTGCTTGCTAACCCTGCAAGAAATCTGGCTGTTTCAGTAGTTCGAACAGGGTCGTATTGATCCTTATATTCTAAACCCTGTTCACGTTGTGGTATGATTGGGCCCTGTCTAAAAAATGAGTAATTGACCATTCCCTCAACAAAAGGAAGCATTCCTGTAATCTGTGTTGGTATAGCGCTATCACCTATCACTCTTTTTGCAAAACCATCAAAAGCCTCCTTATCGTTATTAAAAATAAATCTCATTGCTCGTTCTGGCAGGTTAGCAAATAAGGGAGCCATATCAAATGGTTTTGGTATACGCGCAACGGTTTCGGAATTAGGAACAGCAATAAGCCAAAAAGTGTCTCGCATCCAATCAGGAGCTTCATCAATAGTTTGGCGTTGCGTTTCATTAGCAAATTTTTGGTTCCACACGAAAACACCAACTGTAGGTAATGTTATGGCAGTAATCATTCTTGTCGTTGTTCTCCAAGGGTTTGCTTTTATGGCTCTTACTAGTTTAGATTTACCTTGAATGTTTGCATTTAAAAAAGCAACCACTCTATTTATTTGGCGTATGCTAGATCCAGAACGTGCAAAGTCCATTAAATCACGAGAACGGTAAGCTGCCTCCTGTGGAGTAGCACCACTTCTCAATGCTGCTCTGAATTCCCCAACTTTTGTAGCTGATTCTGTGGTGTCTGAGACAGCACGCAGAAGATTAAGCATCCCTTTGCCGTTGATTATATTTATGAATTTTTTGCTTGGTTTTTCCTTTAGGACAGACTCAAGTGCTCTACGATGAACATTTCTATCCATTGAAATCACATTTCCATAAGCACCTAGTTCATCGATCCATTTCTGATACAACTTTCCTTTTGATATCGACTGAATAAGACCAACTGTAAAATCAGTTATTGGATTGAACCCACTTTCAGAAGTTACATAAGCCTGCAAAACATCACGCATAGGATTTCTTAAAGAAAACTCAGGAGTAAGTGTTGCTCCAGAACGCAAAAGTGACGCAGGTTTTGAAAATATGGATATAATCATACTGCTAGATTCTTTATCCAGGTTCATCAAAGCACGATACACTTCTGGTTCTACTTCATACTTAACACTCTCACCATTTTCTTTGACATTAATCACATTCTTGCGTCCAACTTGTTCATCCGGACCCAAACGCCGAATAAAATTTTCATCTACATCTTTTTTAGCGAGTTTAGCTAGTTCTGTAGCAACCTTGTTTCTTTCAGATGCATTCACCGTTTGAAAGATATTACGAACCATATTTTCAAGTGGATCGACTACTTTCTTTTCAGATCCTTTTAATGCCTTGATTGGACTAGCAACGTTGGCAAGAGATTTTGATAACCCACCAGCAAACGCCTCGGGGGTATCTTCGAAAGCACGGAATAAAGGTATATAATTCTTCCACCGATTATCTAGCACATTAGCTAGCTCTTTACTGATTACACCACTATCAACAAGCTCTTTCATCATATCCTTACCGACTTGTACCAACTCTTTGCGTGCTGCTTCCATCTCTTCTGAACCATACTTTTGAATAACTGCTGCAATCTCTTTATCCGTAAAACCTGATTTGTAGCCAGCGGCATTAACGTCCTTAGCATGCACAGCAAGTGCGTATTTTCCGATATCGTCTGCTGTATATCCGGCCTTCTCTGCTGCTGTTATAACAGGCGCCAGGCGCTGCTTAACGATCTGATGGGCTTTTTCTGGCGCTCCCTTATATAACCGTGCCTTTTTATACAGACTGTTTTCAGCACTCGCTACACGCCCAGTTACACGCTTCTCCAAGCCAGCCAACGAAATGACATCATCCTCAAATTGCGTTCTTATTCTTTCGATCTTCTGAGAAAATGATGTCCTGCGTTTGTTGACATCCTTACTAATTTTTGCGCTGAATGTGTCAACGTCACCGATATCCTGACTATTGAACCTTACAGCATCATCGCCTTCTTTTGTCGCCAGACGTTCCTGTTTTCTCAGTTCTTCTTTTGAGGCACGGTAAACTTTTTCTGCATGTGGGCGGAAATCTTCTCCTACTTCTTTGACCATTTCTTCCGCCCAGTCAGCGAATTTAATGGTGCCTTTACCCATCTTAGCAGCACCAACAATAGACCAGTCTCTCCATTCTGGCAGAGGGTTTGAGTTCAGGTTGTTTTTACGCTTCTGTATTCGCTCTCTGGCTGCTTTTTCTGCTTCGTCAAGGTAATTGTATACCCGATCTCTAATACGCGGTTGTTGGATGTTTCTGACGATTTCATCGACTTCCACTTCTGGCGCCACTCGCTGTGTTTCAGTCGGGATTTTTCTGGCATTCGCCGCTTCTATTCTCGCCTGCCGCACTCTCATGAACTCAGGTACAGCAGGATCGTTGATATTAAAACTACGTTGTCGGTTAATAGAAGATTCACTCACCCGTTGTACTGGCTCTCGACTTGCACCAGGACGAGCACCCACACGTTGTGCAGGCAATGGTGACTCGCCAATAAATGTAGAATTACGACCAGCTGGAAGTCCCAATGGTTCTGGGGTCCAGTCTGTAGGGTTAACAATAGCATCGTCTCCACGCACCAAGTTAGAGCGCTGTCCAGCTTGCGCCATGCGTTGATCACCACGACCAAGAGGTAAGGCCAGTGTATCCGCTACCTGAGTGGCATTATTGCCTCTGCCCGTTACTGCTCGAGCACCAGCCCCTACACCTCTGATCAACAGATCACCACCAGCACCAAACGCCGCGCCTAAAGCAGCATTGTGTAGCATCTCTTGCCCTGTGGTTTGATCCTGATTAATACCAATTGCAGTATTTCCAATAGCACCAGCAGCCGCACCGCTTAAAGCGCCACGGGTTAAACGATCTGCTGTTCCGGCACTTACTCCTGGTATTCTAGCGGCTTGTCTACTGATCGTATTGGTAAGAGCATTCCCAGTACGTGTAGCCAGTCCAGCTTCTGCAGCTGCCAACGGTCCAGTAAGCAAGTTTTGCCCTTTAACACCTGGCGCTGCTGGGTTAAACGCCATACCAGCTATACCACCCACCATACCTGTTATATCTGCTACCTTATCAGCTGTAGCATTGCCAGTGGTGGTGTTGTAATATGGCTGTTCTCCAACAATCATACTCCCACCTGTACCCACGGCCCGGTTAACAAAATTACCTGTGTCTGTATTGGACATAAGCCCTGTTGCCCATTCTGCAATTGGCTGTATAGGTTTAAGGTAAGGATGCTCTTGTGCTGTCCGTTGAATCTCTTCCATACGTTGTTCATATTCGGTCAGAGGCTTAATTGTCTTGCCAGTGGCTGCTTTGTATATACCGATGGCGTCCCTATTGCCTTGAGTAGCTTGGCCAAATGTTGAATTTTCTATAAAGCCCGGTTTGATAATGAGTGAAGGCGGCAACTTAAGGCGGTTCTTTTCCCGATTAGCCGCCTGCCGCTGCATCTCTTGCCCCGCATAATTCAAACCTTTATTTACGAAGTCTTTGACGCCTGGGCTTGTTAGAGTACTCTTTACATTGTCTAATAACGTAGGAGGTGAAATATCAGCAGTACGATTTCGCACAGCCGCGAATTCACTTTCAGCATTAACACCACCTACATTGGGATTACTGGCACGAGCCAATACCCTAGCTTTGGCATCTGCTCCTTGCTTTCTTCGATTTCGCACTGCGTCAAATTCGCTTGCCATATAATCACCTCTTGAACATACTGTAATATTTTGATACTCCACCTACCCAATTGCTATTAAGGTTAGTTGGATCATTACCTGCACCTACAGGTGCATATTTGCGTTGAATTTGAGGAATGGTGGTAAGACCTTGATCAATATAATTACGTTTCAGATTGGATGCCATTTTGTCGATTCCATCCTGCAAACTATTGAATGTCATAAGTCCATTTTTACCCATCATACCGCCAACGTTATTGCGGTTTTTTACAGCTTTACTACTGCCATTGCCTGTTTCGTGTACTGCTATGGCTGCTAATAGAGCAGGATCGATTCCATATTTTTTCCCTGCTTGAACAAACACATCACCAGACCCTTTGAGAGCACCGCCCAAGGTTTTATTTAATGCTGCCCCACTAGCCGTAGCCGTGGGGCTAGTCAGTTTCCCTGGTATAGCTTCTTGTAATCATCAATCTCCTTCTTGTTCATACCGAGAGACGAAAGAATTTGACGCGTCTCAGCATCGGACAGTCCAGCATCAACAACATTCTGGAACATCTGCTGCCGTTTGGATTTATCTGTAGTTATCTTCGTTCCTTCTTTGACGCTATCGCCATCGGCATTTTTTCCATAGACAGGAACAGAGTATAAACCTTGCATGCTTTGCAGAACTTGATTAGCTGTTAGGCCGCCAGAGGCACCACTTGGGTTAGCCTGCTTGTAATCCAAGTCAGCCCATTGCCGTAGGTTGTCGTCCTGTTGAAGTGCCAAAGAAGCCTGTCGATACGCTTGGTTATTTCGTTCTTGTAAGCTCTGTAGAGCGTAGTTCATACCAAACTGACTAACATCCCGGTCAAAGGCGGCTTGCCATTGCTTATCTGTAATCGCATCCCGTGCCACTTGATAAGCAAAGTTTTGATCATACTGGCGAACACCTTGGTTATACTGTGCGGTTTGAAGGTTCTGGTTAAATGCTTGATTCTGTGCCGCTAGATCCTGCTGTTGAGCTTGCAACGTACGAATACCAGGATTAACAGCGCGTGCCGCGGTAGAATTTACATTGGCTGCATAAGCATTAGGGTTAACCCCCATAGAAAGAAGCTGCGCCCGTAATCCGTCAGCCTGTGCACTGTACTGCGCCCGTTGCTGCGCGGTGACTCCCTTAGCCTCTGCTTGCTGCTTGAGAGATAGGATATTATCTACAATCGTTTGCGCTCCCTCAGGCATGTAATTGCCTGTTAATCCAGCTTCCGTTACGCGGTTCCCAAATCCACGTTGATCCTCGCCTTGGTACATCTGTGCCAATGTAGCCATATTAGACAACTGCTGTTGCTGCTGAGCCTGTTCATTTTGATATCGTTGGTAAGCTTGGTTGACCAGAGCTGGTACAACTTCTGTTTCCACACGTCCCATTTGGTCGGCCGCAATTTCGTCTGAACGATCCGAAGTAATGGTGCTGTTCAGTATCCCTCGACGATTCATTTCAGCCATAGTTTGATTGGTGCCTGTTTTAATGTTGGCCTGCGCCCTTTGTAGAGCTGCCTTGTACTCTGGATCAGATTGAACGTCATAGTTAAATGGCGTAGACTGCTTAGTAGCAATCTGTTTCATCAAACTCATTAGTTCAGAACCTTGCTGTGTGTTGGCGCTCTGTGTGTTAACTGGTTTGTATGGCACTGCTGTTAGCTGAGCCTGCGTAGTTGTAGGTGCCTTGTATCCCAAGTTGGTAGTCAGGTACTTTTGCTGCGCCGATGTATCCAACCCTGCCGCCTGTCGTTGCTGTATGACCTGTAAGGCGCGTTGTGTCTCGTTCTGCTTATAGTTGGCATTGTTGGCTATGTTGGATTGATTCTGCGCAATTTGGCGCTTTAGCGTAGCCTCAGCCGTGTTATAGTTGGCACCACCATTACCAATCTTCAATTGTTTCGTGACCGCCATATCTTCACCCCTTTGGGCATAATAAAAGGACCCCCATTTGAGAGTCCTTAGTGATTATTTATTTAACACTTCAAGTCTGCCTTCTATCTCAGATATCTTAGCTTTATATTCAACAATCTTTTTATTATTTTCTTCTATAAGACCTTGTGTTCGAGCAATAGAGTTTTTTCTTGATTCCTGAGTAATAGGATCTTTGCTGGCTGGTAAATTTGTTAGTGTATCAAGTTGTTTGTTAAGTTTTACTTGACTGTCTTCTGTATCATTCACTCTTTGTTCCCAGTACCCTTTAGTTTTTACCCAATATTCCTTAGTCTCTTCTGAACGATCTCCCTGATATGAAGAATTTTTATCTTTACCAGTTTCTATTGTCTGACCAGATTCTTTTTTTGGTTCCACTGAAGATTCTGTATTAGATTGAGTGTCGATTTGAATTGTCTTTCCATCCACTTTTATACCAGCTCCTAGAGAGTCAGATACAGCACGCAAAGGAACATGCGCTTTGCCATCGACTACGATTGCATTTTCTGTTAACGAGCTCCCATTTACCTTAACAGTGTATTCACCTGCTACCTTTTCCCCAATGAGTGATTTCACTTGATCCGCAAATGCATTTCCAGCTGTAGCAACAACTGCACCTATTAATATTCCGCTAAGTAAATAAGACCATTTTTTCACGTTTGTATCCCCCGAATAGTAGATTTGTCCTGATTCTACCATTTGGAACGGGCTGAGTAAACAAAATCAAGTGCTTGATCCACTTGGAATATACACCGTTGCAACTGTTCTCGTTCTACTATAAAGTTTTAAATTCCTCGTATCAGGATCAAAGTCAGCATTAATTACTGCATTTTGTTCAAAGTTACCTCTGATTTCACCCAAAGTGTTCTCCAATAATTCAATGTACTCCATCTTCAATCCGCTAACTTCCGTTGCATTTTCAAAACTAACTGCACCATCCAGATAAGTCTTATCATCGGTTGACTTAATATGAACACTCGCCATATTCCCTACTTGAAGACCATTGGCATCACCATAGATCGAACCGCGTGGGGACCCGTTATCCATAAATAGTAGCGCTCCACCATCATCAGCTTGACCAAGTGACATGGATTCTCCACCTTGTGGACCATATGCTTTAAATCCTGCCGGTGACATTTCCACTTTAGGGAACTCATCACGGCTTGTTGCGATATATGATCCGTATATTTCTACTGAATCAATTACCCCTGCCGTTATTGTTCCGAGATCGGCAGCAATAGCGGATAGCTTTTGAACGTTCATTTTAGCCGCCGTAATCGTGCCAGTAACAAGGATATCCCCATCAATCTCGTTTACGTTACGCGTGTCCAGGTTATTAAGGATGTACAATAATTCCTCTGTCTGCATAACTGACGCATTATGCAACTGTTTAACCAGCGAGCGAAGCTGATCGACTCCGCTTTGACTTATATCCCCTAAGCTAGGGTTTACGGATGGCAATTCGACATTAGCCATTACGTTTGCTCACCTCTCTTATAATACGATGTATCTTAGCCTTGCCTGTACCTGATAGCTTAAGGCGGTACCACGTTTCAGGCGTTCGTACAATCACCGGGATACGGATACTTTGTATTGCCCCCGTACCATTGCTAGTGGTATACACCTGATTCCACGTACCGCCTTCTGTGCCGCCTGCATAGGCGACATTGAGCGTAGACCCTGCTTCTATGTCCGCCACGATAAACAGGCGGTTAATGGTCTTTCTGACCGTCTCGTCGTCCTCTGAAAACGGTTTGGTTTCAATTGACCAGTTGACCGCTGTTCCTGCAAAGTCATTGCCGCCCATTTGCATGATCTTTCCGTCAGCCGTGCCGAAGTAAAGCGTCTGACCATCTAGGTAATAAGAAGTAGCCACAAAACTAACAGGCCACCAGCGACCGCCCTGCATATCGTATTTAAGCGTCACATTAGGCAATGTTGCTGTACCCGTGACCAATGATAGATATATAAAACGCCCATCTGTGCCAGCGCAACAGTTATGGGCGTATAACATATTAATTTGAGCGATGTAATTTTTTATTGGGTCACTAATCTTCGTTGGGGCAGCACCGCCCATATAGTCGTAAAATCCATCCGGCCCAAGCCAGTAAAGTGAATCCCTTGTCGGTACAATAGAACGGTCTGAGACGCATCCTACGCCGTAAGGCTGGGTCATGTTGAAGTTGGTAGAATCCTCGCCAAACAACTTATGCATCGTGTTCTTTTTGAACAGTATGACATGGTTAGAAAAAGCAGTCAGTCCGCTTGGTTTATCACCATCCGACGTTTCTACTGTGATCTTGCCTGTTCCAACATACTTATCTGTGCTTGTCCAGTCTGTAGCGTCTCGTAGCCCTGAGAAGGACAACAGGTTATCACCTTTACCAGCTAAAAAGAAACGGTTAGAGTGCGACGTTATGAACGATTCGCCTATTGGGGCATTATCTATTGTGGTAACAGAAGCGCCATCCCACTGGCGAAGACGAATGTCCCCATCAGTAAAAAATAGTTTACTACCGTCAAAGAACATTGAATAAGGCCATGGACGACTGTTATCTTCTCCTCCAGGTTCGAATACCGCCACCCAAGAACCTCCAGAATACCTATACAGTCCCTTGCCGTTGGTGCAATACAACTTATTGCCAAACTTGAAAAGGCGGCTTATATAGCCAGTATGTTGGCTGTGTAGTGTGTGCCCATCCGTCACTTGCAGCGTAGGATACAAAAACGAATCAAGATTGATTGTTGCAACACATTGGCTATCCTTGATTTCTATGGCTTCCATAGATTGATTGATACCATCAGCTAATGTAACAACAGCTGTTTTACTTTTTTGAGGTGTTGCAATCCAAGGTTTCACGGTTTCACCTCACAACGTATTAATAAATGTCAATATTTTGTCTGCTAATTCTTTGTGCCCATTATCGTTTGGATGCAACCCATCCGGCAGTGCGTAGTTTCTGTAATCAGCGTTCCATGCGTATACATTTGATTCATGATACAAATCTAGAACTGGTACAGAATAGTGTTTTGAGACTTTTATAATGGCATCAGAAACCTGCTCAAGAGTCACCCCATTGTTAACGGCCCAAGGGTTCTCTCTTGGTAAGGGAGTAAACACAACTATGGTTTTAGTTGGGTACTTGTTGATTAATTGTCTTATTGTGTAGTCGACTGCCCCATAAAACGATTTCTTTGGGTCAGTATCACCAAAACTCCCCAGGACAAACTTCGTTCCTACCTCTGCCCAATCATTCGTTCCACCAAACACTGTAATTAGATCAGCCTTTGGATCAAGCGAATCCAATCTTTGATAAAATGCATCAGAGCCACCTGCAACAGATGGAGTGCGCCAACCAGTGCCACTAACTCCATAATTGTTTACAACACACCCTATGTTATCTTGTATATAATCTTGGTAGTTTTTATGAGTTCTTGTGTTGTGTTCAGTAATAGAATCACCGATGACATTCCAAACCTTTCCATTCCACTTACTAGAAACTAGGTATTCACGTTTTGAAGATTCGATTCCATCACTTGGAGTACCAGCAAAAACGGCTCCGCATGTAATCAAAATAGCTCCTATAATAGCGCCAATGATAAGATATTTTGACTTTTTCAAATCTTTTTCCCCTCCAATGAAATATATGGAATATGCCGACAATTATTAGGTTACTATAAACTGTTTAAAAATGCCAATACCTTGTCAGCTAATCTCATATGCCCATTGTCATTGGGGTGTAGACCATCTGGAAGTGCGTAATTTCTATAGACTTCGTTCCATGCATATACGTTGCTTGTACGGTAAAGATCAAGTGCAGGCACACTGTAATGATTAGCTACTTTAATGATTGCATCAGCAACTTGTTCAAGTGTGACACCGTTATTGAGCGCCCAGGCTGGTTCGCGTGGGATTGGTGTAAAGACAGCTATTGTTTTGGTAGGGTACTTATTAATAAGCTGCTTAATCGTATAATCTAGTGCACCATAAAAGCTTACAGCAGGGTCTGTATCTCCGAATGTTCCCATGTTGAATGCAATCCCTACTTCTGCCCAATCATTTGTACCAGCAAAGACGGTTATTAAGTCAGCATCTGTTGCAAATGAGCCCATTCTTTGATAAATAGCATCAGAACCACCTGACACAGAAGGTGTGCGCCATCCTGTTCCACTCAATCCATAATTGTTTACAGTACATCCGATTATGCCCTGGATGTAGTCTTGGTAGTTTTTTGTTGTTCTTGCGTTGTGCTCAGTAATGCTATCGCCTATGGCGTTCCACGTTTTCCCCGTCCATTTCGATCTGTAATTAACGCTGTTATTAATCGCTTCTCGTAGGCCTTCATCCACAATGTCGACTCTGTAATCACCATATGGAAGATAAGTAGATGGCAGTTGTCCCTTTGACACCATTGTTGTATTAAGATTGGACACTGGTATTGTCACTCTCACAAATGCCACGGTACTATTTGGTGGATTTATTGTGGCTGGCGCTAATGGGTTTTCTACTCCAGATACAAAGACTTTACTGGCATTATAGAAAGCGTAGTCGGCAATTGACGTTGTTTTGTAGACATTCCCATATGCCACTGGTATATAGTCACTAGCATAATAACCACTATTCGTAATTATAGTTCCATCCGCTGAGCTAACGATCCCCAAAATGGCCTTCGAAGGATCAAACAGATTTGTTGCGGCTTTTAGAAATGTGGTCTTGTCATAATTTATACTATTATCCGCTGGTACTGCGTTGATTGGCGCTGTTCCGGCTATCATTTGTTTGAGTTCATCTGTCAAATAAGTCTGGTCTATAAGACCACCGTTTTTACTTATTTGCGGCACTATAATGGTACCGTTTTTATCTAACTTTGAATTTTCCAAATCCGTTATCTGTCCCGTGATACTCAACTGTGAGCTAAGACTATTTATCGTTTTGCTGTACCCACCGACAAAGCTGGCTCCGTCCCCAAAGTACACGATATTTTCATCATTCGAAATTGCAGTTACCTTGTACTCGCCGCTAGGCATAACAATGGTAGTCCTGCCTTCCGCATTCGCTTGATTAACCACGGCTTGTAATTTGCTAGTTACATCTGTTCCACCAGGAAAGACGCCAAAAGACGGGGCAACATAAAACACATCTCCGAAGGAGCGTTTTACTAACTCTGCATTACGGTATTGTTCTGCAATCAATTTTGAACCATGGCTCATGACCACACCCCCATGACATCTTCAATAACAGGGTAATCCGGTCTTTCATCGTTCGATTTTTGGAATTCCTCTATCAGGCCGTTATATCTGACTGTGAAGTTATTTACCATAGCCACATCGTTGAAGTTTTCTGCAATTTGCACAAGCGTTCCGTACACCAACAGCATGTGAAAATCACGGTCTAAGTCTGGTGCTGTGTTCATATCTGATACAGTCAGTTGTGCTGGTTCGCGATAGTAAAAAATCATTAATCCTCCTTGGCAGTCATCTTCAGGCGTTGGATAGATGCCAAGGTCATCACCATCAGTGAAGTAATAGAACGGTTCATTCGATCCTTTCTTTACATCCTGATACATGTATTCCTGATCATTTACTAATACATCAATTACGTTTGTCGGTGAACATGGCAAGGGGTAGATAAACACATCACTTAAAATGTCATCCTGCCAGACTGTGTTGATTCGGAAAGTTGTACGAAATAGTTCATTTTGTACGGTATTAATTTTTCGGATTACACTTTCATCGGACAGGTCATGCGGGTATTTCTCTGCAATTTCATCCAGTATTTCTTGCAGTTTCACATTACATCACCCCTCTATAAACGAAAAAGCCCCAAACGGGGCCTTGTTACATACCTTTTATTTCCGTTTTGGTGCTGTTCTCGATGCGTTGGTTAACCTCACGGGTCATTTCATAACTGTATTGGTAGATTTCTGCAATGGCTTCTGGTACTTCTACTGACTTACCGCGTGGTACCGTGTAGATAACGCCGTTAAATCCGACTGGAACCACCTTATCATTCGGGTTAGCTGGATCATCAGGGATCATAATTTTCACTTTCGGCATTGCCTTAAGCTGTTCCAACACACTTTTCTCAGCTTCAGCAGCTTGACGCTCCAAAGCTTTCTCTTCCATCTGCATTTGTTCCGGTGTTTTTTCAGTGTCTTTCGTTGCCATGTTGTTTCCTCCTCAAATTAAAAGGAGCCCGAAGGCTCCGTGTATTAAACTGTTGCGCCAGATTCGTACCGTACGATAGCCAATTCTTGCAGTCGTACAGCAGCAAAAGCACATTTCCATGCTACGGTATTAAATTGGTTCAGTGGGTCAGCTACACCACCGCTACCAGCGGGATGAACGATTATTTCAGGTTTCATAGATCCCTCAATGTCCGGCAGGCCATACGCACCGCGACCAAGGAAGATAGTAGCGTAAGCATCATTAGCAGCAGGAGCACCAGCCGAACCAGAAGCGAATTTAACACCATTGTCTACCTCCATGAAGTAGATGCCGTACATTTTCCCCAGCATACCTTCTTCACGGTTCTTGGTGTCAACGTAGGTATTTTGATCCTTCCATTCTTGCATCTGCATGATGTCCAATGCGACGTCTGGATGTACAAGTGCTACATATCCAGTACCACCATTAGGCAAGCGGATAGGCTTAACCTTATTGCGTTTCATGGTACGACGCACTTTCAGGATATCCAGCGCTGTGATCTTATCCGCTGGCAGCAATGTACTACGTGATGCCTTGCCATTTGCGTAGAATACGTTTGTACCAGCAGCAACCACGTCACGGACGATGATATCAATAGATTCTCCCGCATTCTCGCCCATGAGACCTGATGTTTCTTGCAGTAGTGGGTCAAGTCCTGTCATATCAATGAAATCAGAAATCTTTGTCCACGAGCCGTATTCTTGAATAGTTGCAGTGATCTTCACAATGTCAAGGTTAACGCCATCAGGAGTTACGCCTTCAGTCAAGGCTGTAGTGTTAACAGCCAGAGAGTTAAGGCGGCGGAAGCTTGTAGTCGCACCTTTGCGCTTAGGAATGTTCTTATTTTTATCACCGAATTTTGTCCATTGTAGTTCTGGAATTAAGCGTTCAAGTAGTTCGTCTTGGTAAAACTCCGCTTGCTCTGCTGTTAATGCGTTAACTCCAGTTGTTGCGTTATAACCTTGTACTTGTGTTGCCATGTTTGGTCATCTCCTTAGATTACGCGTCCACGCCTGCTGTCTCTGAATGCTTTACGCTCAGCTTGGGTCATACCGAGGTATCCACCCTTTTGATCTGGAGCATCGGCACCAAGCGAGCCTGTGGAGCTGTCCGCGTTTTGTTGTAATTTTCGTATTGCCTCTTGCTCTGCTTGGGTTTTAGCGTTAGTCACGCGTGCCTCGTACGTAGCGAGTTTGTACGCCACGTCCAACGGGTAGCCATTATTAGCAGCAAGATTGATCACATCGTCCTTGTACTTAGCAAAGTCCGGGTATTGATCCGTATCCTTCTCCATGCTGGTAATCTGAGCTTCTACCTGACGTAATGCGTCGGCTTCCCTCAATTCATTCAATTGTCTTTCGTACTCGTTTACCTTTTGATTAAGAGGTTGCAAGTGATTTCGAATAACCTCTTCATCCACGCCAAGTTTGTCAGCCTCTTGTTGGATGCGTTTGTCCATCTCAGCCTGTTCCAGCGCCGCCATGTAATCATCGTGGTTATCGAAACCGTAATACTTAGCTGTGCGATCAAGCATTTCCTGATAACGCTCGGCTTGCTGGGCTTTTTCGGACACCTTATCGTAATTCAGTCCCTTTTGGACCCAATTCGGCACCTCATCCTCTGGCACAAAGCGTTCTTCCTTGTTGTACTTGACCTTTATTCCTTTGGGCTCTTCCTGTGGTTGGGAATCTTGCCCCTCTGTTTGTGTGTTAACTTGCTCTTCTACTACCTGATCGGCAGCAGTTTCAATTACTTCCTCTTCGCTATGGTTGGCGTTCGGTTCTTCGTACATGTTTGAATCCTCCTTGCTCTATGGTAGGAGCAATATTGTATATAGAAAGGGCCTCCGCAGTCTCAGCAGAAGCCCGATTACATGCCTATTGGCATTGGTTGTTGCATTGGTACCGCTTGTGGCGCTTGCTGCTGTGGAGCAACTACATTAAGCAGCGTCATGACCTGTTGTTCTGGAGTCAACATATCAAATTGCGCCTTCTCTTCTGGAGACATTTGCTCGACGATCTGCTCCATCATGCCGATGATGCCTTTCTTTTCGTCCATTTCCTTCATCAAACGATCTCGATAAGGTACTGTGTTCTTCGGCATGTACTTGAGATACTGCTCATACGTGATGTGACCAGCAGCAAGGGCGTTCTCAAGCCCAGAAACTACTAACGACTCACTGTATGTGGATGATGGACCGACGTCGATTTTAAGGGTAAATCCTACATCTTGATACTGCGATCCATTAAACATAGTGGCGTAATCATCGCCCTCATCGTCTTTCAGAAGAACCTGACGCGGTAGGTTGTACTTCACCTTAAAGAAATCTTCCCAAATACGTCCAATGTCCTCTATAGCCCGGTAAAAACGGCGCTTGATAGACTCAATTGGGATTGCAGCAGCCTTTTGCAGCAGCATAATAGCCGTAGCGTTAAGGTCTGCGCTGGGTGCTGATCCAGTCGCTGCCTCGTCTGCTCCGGTCATTTGTCGTGTAAAGGCCATGATAGATTCTACCAAGTTGGCAGCATTCGCACTTATTGGCCCTGGTTCCAAATAGCTGACTCCCACACTCCCTGGCGGCGAATGATCTTCTACCATTTCCCCAGGCGCGTTGGTGACTAAACTTGGATTAACAGCACCTGACTTGTATATAAGTTTAGGCCATCCTGTAAGCTGCACAGACAGTATCTGCATGGCTACTAATGTGTTGATAGCCTTCTGGTTAGGTATGAGCCCTTCCGTGTCTCCTATGCCGTGTATGGACTTCTTACGTCTATCCCACTGCATGACCACGATGGGATAAAGAGATAATCCGGTTGGTGTAGGCTTCTTGATGGTAATGCCTGATGCGACTTTACAGAACATGACTTGCCCTTTTTCTCGCCAGTAACGAGTTAATACAGTCACTTTACTGCTATCATTAAGCTCCACCTTCGCCATGTCATACCCTTGATCCTGAGTTTCCTTGTCCGGTTTGATCTGCTTTGCCATAAGTTCAGTAACACCATTGGCTTTAGCCATCTCACGGACACTTTCAACCATTTCACGGCTGTTAATAAGGATATATGGCTGCTTCTGTACATTTCTCTGCTGCGGGTTGCCAAAGAATACATTAATCGGATCAAGGACCTCACCTTCCATTTCTCCAATGTATGGGTACTTGTTGCCACCCTTAATGCTGTTGTCCCAGTAGTAATGCCATATGGCGGTGCCTGTGTTGGCTGCTGTGTCCAAAGCCTCCTCGTTCAGCTCGTCCTGCTTGATACGTTCCCATGTTGCCTCACTATTACGACTAAACAGTTCGCCTGGATCGTCTTCTTGTTCCGGCTGCTGATCATCAACCTCTTCAAGGCTGAATATCATCTTAATCTGCTCACTCATGACGTTAGCAACCTTGTGCGTCTCGATCATCTTAATGACGTTGAATACCGGACGCGGTAGATGCTTAGTCCTTTGTGTAGCAGCAGGCCACTGGTCAGACGCTTTGAACCGCTCATACTCAGGCCATTTATCAAGAAAGCCCATCCTACGGAAATAGGACAGGCCATCTTTATATTGCTTCTCCAGTTCTCCAGCCAGCTTATCGACTGTCTGCTGCATGCTTATTCACCTTCTTTCTTCGCAGGGCCATGTAGATACTCTTGCATCAGGCTAATCATGCCCTGTTGCTGTGCTTCTGTGAGCGGTACAGGCGGCTTTACCTCACCTATCAACTCACGTAGTTTGGCGTTAATAAGCTGCTTTGTTTCTTCCTCCAAGTCAGGCAGCCTGAGCAATTCGCCTAGCTTTGTCGCATCATCTACCATCCTAAGTAGTCACCTCCTGCATTATTGTCGTCACTACGGAACGGGAATGGCGTTGGTGGTGCAGATGCCTCTGGTAATGTTCCGCTAAAGTAAATAAACCTGTGCAACGCCTGTGACATGGCATCTACCTGATCATCATGCTTACCATTTGGGAAGCTTGCTGCTTCTTCCACAAAGTCATGTATCCATTCAACTCCGCGTGGGATAAACACGTTTCCACTCTCGATATAAGCAGATACCGCATTAACCCGGGCTACCTTACCACCCTCTGGATTAACTGGTATGATACCGCCTATTTCGCTGTGTAGAGTAGATATGATGGCTGAACCATTGGCCTTGTCCTCAATCAGTTTCCAAGCAGCATCAGGATGCTTTTGATGGACGTTCCTTATCGTCTGGAGCGTAGCCATGAAGTTCATGCGTGCACGTACCTGATCAATCAAGTACATATTAGCCCTACTCTTGCCCCACACCTGAATAACCACATAGTCACTGTCGTCATTGTCCTTAAACGCTGCATCTATACTGATCAGCTTGGAAGCCATCGGCGGCAGCGCATCGTAATATTGCCACCATTGCCGCTTAAGTAAGTTACCCTCTTGGCTGGTTGGCCTGCCTTGATACAACGCATTAAATGACGATGGGTACTTTTTACGCGTTTCGATAAAGTCATAGCTGTATCTTTCAGGCCATAACGGATCTCCAGGATCACGGCCTAATAGATCGCCTTCCTCAGCTTCAAGTGGCAAGTTAATCATAGTCATGGGTAGCGGTTCACCATATTCGGGATTCTGCAATCTCCCAATCAAATCATCTTCATGCCAACGAGTCATGATGAAAATACAAATAGCACCCGGATGTAGACGTGTAGAGAATGAGTCAACCCATTCGTCCCACATCTTATCCCGGTACACTTGTGAATCTGCTTCTTCACGGTTCTTGATCGGATCGTCGATAATCATAAGATCCGCGCCCTCACCAGTTACACCAGCGAGAATACCACGTGAGATCATACCACCTCGCGTTCCGTCTATATCCCAGTCTGATGAAGACTTTGATGTCGGGCTGATCTTAAGCGAGAACATATCTTCACCAAGTAATTTCATCTTCTGTAGATTCTTCTTGCCAAATTTAGACGCGAACGTGGTGTTGTATGATCCCTCGATGATCCGATCATTCGGAAAATGTCCCAAGTAGTAACTAGGCAATGTCTCCGTTATCGTCATAGACTTGCCATGTCGTGGAGGAATAGAGAAGCCAAGGTATTGATTCTCCATAGGTATCTTGCCCTCTACCATAGCTTTCTTACGCTCTATTGCATCCTGAATGATTTCGCAGATGAACTCGCCGTGCCTGCTATCCTTGTATAACCCACCATGTGCATATTTAACGTAGTCATAGTAGTTACTCTTGGCTGATTCCTTTTCCTCAACCTCAAGTAGTTGTAGAAGCTCCATTTCCTCGGCGGCGGTTAAGCTCATCTATTCTCGCCCTCCGTTCTTCCGCGGTCAGGCTACTTAAGTCCTGATTCGTGTTGTTTAAGCCGCCAGATAAGCCGACATCCTGTTTATCCTGCCAGCCATAATTGTTTTTCAGATTGAAGATAACGCCTGCTGGATTCTTTGTGGTAAGCAATGTTTCCTCGGTGAAATTCTCAATACGAGCCTTCGCTCTTTTTACCGTGAGGAAAAACTCTTCCCTATCTTCGTAGTTCAACAGCGTTTTACGGTCTGTTTCCAAGTGAACTGCCAAGCCAGATATTGTGAATGGTTTAACCAAATGCTTCTCCACATTTCCATGGCGGTCCAATGACGGTGTCCATGTTTCCTTTCCTTCTCCATCTATCTCGCGTGTCCACACTTCTTCATAACATGACTCAAAATAGCTATCTATCTTAGCTTGAAGTTCTTCAGCAGACTCAAACTTAAGCGGCCTACCTCCTGGATGCTTATCCTCTGCCATCTGTACCTCCTCTCTCCCGTGTACCTTACTTTACCGTCACCTCTCGGTGTTTCGGGTTTAGATTACGGGAAGCTATTTAAAACTTGGCTTGTGATGGTTGTTTACTCACATAAATACCTGTTGTTGTAGAATCACACGTTATTGCTGGATGCAAAGGATTGGGCATTAGTGGCGACTGTATACCCTCTGCTCGTTTTGGCACCGTGGGCATTTGCAATCTTTTGTACTCCAATATCTCTTGTGGCGAACCTTCTATAGTTCCATCTGGATGTAGTTTCATTGTTATATCCCTCCTTATAGGAAAGCCCTCTATACGGCCTCCGCTTCGCTAAGTATTTCGGTCGACTCGATGGCCTTCGGCAAAAACAAAAAAGACACTCATAAGAGCGCCTTTAGTCTATCTTTAAATTTTGTTCTTGATCCGACGCGCATTCGATATCAACGCCCCGAAACTTACCAATGTTTCTGTGTTCTTCAAGTTCTACAGTTGTATATGGTGCGACTTCTGTCTTTAATTTCATCCATGTGTCGTTATTAAGCGTAATCTTATCAGGCATCTTGTTGTTTTTGTTCTTGTATTCCTTGATTTCTTTACTCAACAATTCTGATACTCCCACCTAATTCACCTCCTGCAATCCATTATAATACAAAAGAGCAACGGTTACCCGTTACCCTCTCTGTACAGATATCATTTTTGATGTGGCCCGGGGCCATTCTCCCCGAGAGTGCATGACTGCTTTGCTTATTCCGACTCAAACGGCTAGTCACTTACCAGGTTGTCAACCCCTACGACCTTTTCAGGTAGACCAGTAAACCTCTTAGCTACGGCTTCTCTTCGCCCACCACATCATTGCTGCATTAATATGTGCGAGTTTTAACGAGTTCCCTTTCTCAGAGCTGGGCTTTGGTATTAAGCCGTGCGGCAGCAGCACCCTACACCCAACCATTCACATATCCATCATATTGTGAAGAAACAGCGTGGACAGCGACTGCGCATTTAGCTACCGTTGCCCATCGCATATTTCCTATACTACTATCTTAGCAGGTTCTCACATGGTTTTGCGTGCAAAAAAATGCGTAAATCATGCAGGCTCCCTGAATATCCACGTTGGATCAAACATGTGGTCAAAGTTTGTAATCTCCATTTCATCCTCACTCAGCGGCTCAAGTGCAATGGATAATTTACGTATAGACTCAGTATGCAGGCGTGAAATAGTACTGGGGTCTTTATGCATCTTTGTCGCTATCTCATGCAATGTTAATGTGTTTCTGTCCAGATACTTTTGATTGATGACCATTTGCTGATCGTCACTCAAAACCTCGCTGACTGCTCCTTTAACCATACTTACAATGCGTGCATACCTCAGCCCGTCCAATGAACCATGCTTAATCAAACGATTAGTCGATAAATTGGCTGTGTTTGGCACCAACTCGTCACGGCTAAGAGCTACTCGACACATTCTCTCTGCATACTCATATGATCTAAAGTCTTTCAATAACTCAGTTACCCTGTCCTTTTTCATGTCTTTCCCTCCTTCAGTTCAGTTAATGGCACAAAAGCAACTTCTCTGTACCCTTCATGCAGTTTGTATTCTTCGTATAAGTGAAATGATGGCTTTGTCCAACGTCCAATACTCCAACCTCGTCTATCAAAGTCGAAGTAGACCAGCAATGAACCTGTCGCCTCTTCGTCCTTTAGTTCAATCATCACCGCATATGGATGCTCTATACCCGGATGATTAAACCAATAATGCTGCATCACGCTTTTATCTCGCTCAAGCATGTGAGGAAAAGGCAGCCGTTAGGCTACCTCTCCTTTACCAAATACTATTGCTTCTAACGCCGCGACTCTTTCCTCAATTGTCTTTCCTGCCACTTGCTGACCAGCGTCCCCTTGAGCCACTCCGTCGGTTGTGTCCTCTTGCGTTTGAAACTGCGTAGGCAATTCTACGATGTCTGCCTTTTCCACACCGCCAGATTGTGCCAGATCCTCATTAGCACGTTTTTGTTCTTCGGCTTCTCTTCGAAACTGCTCGGCCTCTTGGGCCGTTACCTCCCGGTACTTACCTTTTTCCAACCATCCGAAGGTGATTTCTTCATCCGTTTCAGCCAATTTAGCCTTAAACTGTGACCCTTTATTATCCGTTTGTTGTACGTCATAGATAGCTGGCAATGATTTTTTATATACTTCTACAGCCTTGGCAAGTTCTCCAGATGTATTGCTATTAATTACTTTAATTGCTGCAGATGTACCCACAGCAGCCTCAGCTCGTAAGTCATCAATGTGACTGTTCAGACGTGCAATTTCTTGAGCAGCTGCATCCCGTTTTTGTCCAAGGTCTGCAATCTCCTCTTGAGCCGCTTGCAAATCCTTTTTAAGGCTGTCTGTTTGCTCGTAAAGATCATCATATTGCTTCTGCAGATCATCGCGTTCTTTCTTTAGTGATGCCGCATCTTCCTGCGTGCGTTTGAGTTCTTCAAGATATTTTGTGTCACGATCAGACATCATTTCTTGTACAGCAATTCTTAAAACCTGGTAAGCTCCTTCGTTACTGCAAAGCTGACGCATTTTCATGCCATCTACTTCAAGTCCGTCCAGTATATAAGCAATTTCAGCATGCGCTTCTTCCTCTCGCTGGCTATATTCAGCAAGCCGCGCTTCTTGCTCAATTTCCTGTTCAAGATCCGCTATTTGTTGAGTAAGCACTGCCACCTTGTTTTGGTCAGCTGCTGCGAGTTTTTGCTGTTCCGTCCGTAATTCATACCGCAAATTTTCTAGCTGTTGTTGTTTGTCCACCTGTACACACCTCGTTATCCGATTATTTTCATCTATATACTATGATTATACCACATCTAGTGCCGTTATAGTACATTTTTCGCACTATTACACAACATTTCGTATGCAGTTGGCACTTGACTATCTCAAATATTTACGTATGGCGACCATCACAATTGCGTAAATCAATAACGCCGCTATTAAATCCATGTTATGCTCCTACCTTATCCGGTGGTTTGCCTATGAATCTATGACCATCCGTTTTAAACCACGTAGCAGGCTCATAGAGACCTTTTAACTTTCGACCTAGTATTCGATCATCCATGACCGGTAACACGCCTATACGAGTCCCAGAATCGTCCAAAAGGGTATATCCGTCTTTGTGATTGATCCAACATGCTATCATGCTGCTTCTACCTCCCATACTTTGATAACGATTCGTGGTCGTTCGGAATAATACTTACGGGTAATGAGGGCAACAACTCGGTTATCATCTTGCCAAGCTATTTTATTTAGAGCATCAAAAATTCCTTTGACACAATTATCAATATCAGGCTTGACTATAGGGAATAGTTTTCCTTTCAGCGCTTCATCTCTTTTCTTCTTGCTCCAGCTTTGTGGTACTGGATAATAGAATGCGATCTCTGTTCCTACAGGTCCTGATAATGGCTTATCAAACTTCTTTCTCGCCAAGTAACCAATCTTAGTTTTGTAGGTGAGGTAATTTTGTGCTGACGGGTTTTCCCACTTGCTCCGTTGCGTCATACGAACTGCACCCATTGGCGTTATGTTTACCTCAAACGTTATCATGCTGCCTCATCCTCCTGTGCTTTCTCCCACTCTAACTCTGCTAACCCTTTACGTATGAATTCATCCCAGTCTTTGTCCATTAGGTCATAGTCGTCTATTGGATTCATGGGGTATCCTCCAGTAGTGATGGGTTTTCATAGATATTGCCAATGATTGAGCAATGTCGGGTTACCTCAAACCCTGTCCATCCTCCGTTACCTGCATTTGCCTTGTATAAACTGAGGGGTACTGCCTTAAACCTCGCTTGGTTTGAGTCATAACAGATGATTGCGACTTCATTTTGCCTAAGTGCGTAATCTGGTGGAATAACATCTCCCTCGTATATCTCTTTACCGTTACGGTCTTTTAGTCCGGTATATTGCATGATCACTTTTTCATCATCCGAGAAGCCACGTACATATTGCCCATCTAACGGATTAAATGCCGCCACCTTGCCTTCTGGATCAATAGTCACCTCATAGTCCATTTCCTTCACGAATACGTCCCACGCTCTAAATTTGATGGGTCTACTCACTTGTATCCTCTCCTTTCAAAGCTGCCGCGATTGAATTAATAACATCCGTCCCATCTTTCGCTATCTCTTCTAAATCCAAGTGACTGGCAGGTACAGTGTCGGCGGCTAATATTAATTCTTCGACGAACGTTTCCGCCTCTTTCAGTGCCTTATCCTTAATCTCTATCTGTTGTAGGAGGTAGGATATATATTCAGGAGCGTTCGCGACGAAGTTCGCGTTATTCTCATAGTTGGGGAAATAAGCCACACCATCAGGTACACTTTCGTATTCTTCATACATTTGACAAATATAAACAAACACTTCGCCATCAGCCGGAATAATCCGTACAGCATCGTCGGTTGAAAACCATTTCCCCGGTGTAGCTGCTGCCAGTGCTGTACGTATCTCTTTTATCTTCTTATCCATGGTTTAGACCTCCCACGTTCCATATGACCAACGCCCTACATGCCCACCACAATCTTTGCAGGAAGCTTCTTTTTCAACAACAAAATGGTCTTCGCGATAGGTATCCTCAATATTTATTTTTGCGGAATCACAATGATGGCATTTTAAAGGGTATCCATCCTCAGTGATGTACCCATCCGAACTCTGTCTGTTGATATATTCGCCGATATCTTCAAAAACTTCACTTTTATCTGACATATCCCTTATTCCTTTCCTTTTTCGGATAATCGAACCGTAATCGTCCCATTTACAAAATTAGAATCTTGGTTGATTACAAGCTTATGAAGCCCGTATTCATCACGCATTTCCTTAGCCAATTCAAAAATCTTCTCATCCAGTAACTCCGTAAATCTTTCGATTGTCATTTCCATATCCCTTATTCCTCTCCTTGCCCTTTAGGGGCTGTGATTTTATTCGGCTGCCGCTTCGCTGGGCTGTTCGGTCGATTCGGGGGCCTTCGGCCTTAGTAGTTCCTTCGCTGCTTTTTCGCCTTCTAGCGTGAGCCAACCCAAGTCCATAGTGACGCCCCATTCATACCAGTTCTTTCCTGACCATTTCTCTAATAGGTACCACGCTCTTTTATGATGCATATAAAAATCAGGTTCATTAATTAGCACTCTTGGAGTTGTACGTCTTCCTTGTGTACACGGATTATGAATAGCGTAGTTGGCGCATCGGTTATACACGTCCAACAAAAACCTTTTCTCATCCTCTTTCATTCCTCTATCCCCTCTCCTTGAGCTATTAGAGCTGCTAAACAGATGGCTTCCTGCGCCGTCGTGGCAGGCACTTCAATTGGACCCGAATCTGCATCATTCCAAAATGTGCAGCTGTACTCCGCTGGACTAATTTCGAAGATTTGTGTTCTGCTCAGAGTCATGATCGGATATTTTTGTGATACTTCCCATGCTGCGCCTATGTCAGTGCTGTACATTGCTGGTGACGTTGAATAACCTTTACTATTGATGATCATCCCCGGTCTGATTCGATCCGCCTTATATCCCATCACAGCCGTAGCAACCCATATATCTCGCTCTTGTGGTTTCATACTATTCCATTTAGCTATTACTTCATCTCTGGTCATAGGGTATCTTCTTCCCTTCTTATTGGAGTCTATAGTCAAAATCCTTGAATTTACAGTATTGCTTTAGGTTCATCATTTCCGCAGTTCCCACCGCCCCCTCACGATTCTTGGCGACAATGATTTCGATAATGTTCTTTTTCTCGGTATCTCGGTTGTAATAGTCGTCCCGGTATAAAAAGGATATGGTGTCTGCGTCTTGCTCAATGTTTCCTGATTCCCGTAAATCTGACATCATTGGGCGCTTGTCCTGGCGCTGCTCTACATTTCGGCTGAGTTGAGCCAGTGATATAACCGGACAATCATTTTCACGTGCCATCTGCTTAAGGCTGGAACTGATGTAACCAACCTCATCATTACGATTACTGAAATTTTTCCCGCCTTTAATTAGTTGCAGATAGTCGATATATACAATCAAATCTGGGTGCCTCTTTTTCAGCTTTCTGACCGCTGCACGTATTTCTTGAATGCTCAGTCCTGGACGATCGTCTATAAATACATTCATTTCAGTCAGCACTGATAATCCAAGAGTGTATGTCTCCCATTCGTCGTCTCTCAGTTGTCCGGTTCGGATGCGTTCACCGTCTATGTAGCACTCTGCGGCTATCATCCGGTCATACAATTGCATCTCAGGCTGTTCTAGGCTGAATATAGCGACTGCAAGGCCATCCTTACCGTTTCTAACGGCGTTGTTTAGGAGGAAGGCTGTTTTACCCATAGAAGGTCTTGCAGCCACTATATTGAGCGTCTGCTTCTGCCATTTGCCTGTTATCCTGTCCAACTCTGTGCCAACCGTACTGACTCCCAATGCTTGTCCGTTGTACTTCTTGTCATTCAAAAGTTCGAAGTGGTTCATGAGACCATCTTTAATATGCGAGAAGCCTTCTTTATCACGAGACTGGTCACCGATTTTCTCAGCAATGCTCATTAGCTCTGCTGCAAACTCGGTAGGATCTTCATGGCCACCGCTATATACTTCTTTGACAGCAATCATTCCGGTTCGCATTAAATACTTTTCCTTCACAATGCGTTCATGAGAAGCGAAGTCCGAAACGGATGGAACCGACTTGCTCAGGTCAACCAAATAGCTCATGCCACCAACATCCTGCAAGGCTTGTCCCATACGTGAAGTTATAGACACAACGTCTATCTTTTTATTTTCTTCTCGTAATGAGAGCATGTTTTCAAATATGACCCTATGACCCTCGTGATAAAATGCATCGGGCATTAGTAGAGACTCGTATATTAAATCTGGAGCTAACAGAATGGATCCAAGTACAGATTGTTCTGCCTCTAAGCTGAAATAACTCATTGAGCCTCAGCCCGTTTCTTTGCCAATAACCTCTGCGTCCAAGCCTGTCTGCTTATACCTTCTCTGACCCATGGCGGATCTTTCGGTATATCTTTGCGTTCTTCATCCTGCCTGCGGATCATCTCACGTGTTCTCTCAATTTCCTTATTAGCTTCAATTCTCTCATTCGCTTTTATTAAAGTAGGTATGCCAGGAGCGAAGTCTTTTCCCAAGCTTAGATAGTCACCCAAGTTAGCCATTACGGTTTCGTAGTCATATTGCTGTAGTTTATCCACCCAGATATCTACAACCGATTTATCAATCTTCCAACTTGGGAAATATGCTGCTGTTTTCTTTACGATATCAATAGCTTCCCTTTTTTCCATCTACCCCAGCTCCCTTTCTAATTCATCAAATATAGACATGCGACTGCTTTTTGCTCCTTTACTTTTATGCTTCTCTTTAATGGCATTGGTATAAAAGGAAAATGAATGAACCTTGCCGCCGTCTTCAACCTTTTTAGCATGTTTCTCTTCCATCACCTCTATAATCAGGTCAACCTGAACTCCTTTGTTCAGCAATTCAGTAACAGTAGGCCATTCTGATGGTTTCAAACCCATGCACTGATGAATACGCCCATATTCTTTATTCACTTTTTCAAAATCATTATTTTCGTCAGTAGTAATATCTTTAAGATTATCTTTAAAAGAATATATATCTTGGGGGGGTAAATAGCCCCCTGGGGGTGGTGACTGATTAGCCCCCACAGTGGGTTCTATTTCGTCACCTGGGGTCTTTTTAGCCCCCTGGGTACTTTTTTTGTTAGAATCCCATTCTGCAGTATTCGTATTAATTCCAATCACTCGTGCTTTAACGTGTGTACTTTCCTCAAACACTCTCACAATCTTCATATCAATGAGCTTATTAATCTCTCGTTTAACCTGATCCTTTCGGATGCCTGTTCCCTCTGCAATAAATGCATTTCCTAGTTCATGGCTTTTTCGATGGAATCCATATGTGAACCTAAAGATGAACATGATTATGTTTGCTTGGGATCCGTTTATCCTCGTTTTATAAAGTGCTTCTAATAGTTCATGCGCTATCAGGGTGTAACCATTCTCTAGCTGAGCAGCCATATAGGATCACCGCCTACATCGCTTGTTTGTCTTGATTACCTGAGTGGCACGACCATTTTTTCATGTACTCATTAACTGCCTTGTCTAAAAATTGCTGCATTGGTATTCCGTGCTCTACGCAGAATAATTTCAACTTTTTGTGTTCCTGCGGATCGAGACGGTAAGGGATGTTTTTTGTCTTGGTGTATCCTGCCATTATTATTCACTCCTTCAAGTCTCATTGACGTCATTATAACACGTTATCGTTTATTTTGTAACGTTATCGTTATATTTTAGTTTATACCGTTTACTTATCGCCTACTATACGTATGATAGGAATAGGTGATAAGTGATGATTAAAAGTAATTTGCCAATGCTTATGGCAGGTAAAAAAATTAGAAGTATAAACAAATTATCTAAGGAAACTGGCGTGAGTGCCCCGGCTTTGGGTCGCCTATACGATGGGACTAACATCCGCATTGACTATTCAACTATTGAAGCACTCTGCGCCTATTTTGAAATTGGTATTGGTGAGCTACTGGAGTACGTACCAGACGAGGACTAAGCCCCTCTATTCTCTAACCGGTCCATCTTTTGCTTAATGCGGTCTATCTGCCATTCGTAGTGCATGACATCTCCGTAATTGTTGTACTTTTCAGCCTCGTCCCGTTTCTCAATCGCGTGGGCGAGGTCAAATTTTAATAGTGTGTAATCGTTGTTAGCTGCCATCTTTACTTTCCTCCGAGTCTTTTATGAGGCGATCAAGGTAATATCTCGCCTTCTTCAAATCTTCCAATCCATTCTTATGTTCATAGCGAGAGATATATTTAATTACGTTGCCTGCTAGAAATCCTCTGTAAGCCACAGGAGACATTTTCGCATGCATGAAGTCAATTGGTTCAACGCCACCGAAGGAGTAGTGAGACGGGCGTATAGCGTCACTCATGGGCAACTCTCCCTATGCTCAAAGTGTTAGGTTCGATATGCTCAATCAACATATGCCTATCTATACTGACTACACCCACATATAACAGTAATGCGCATAATATAGAGGTATAGGCTCTTATCATGGGGTGTTTCCTTTATCTTGCAGGAGAGTGTGATACGCTTTGGTCATTTCGTCCAGCTTCTTCAATGTTGCTTCATACTCTCCACGGCTTACGCAGTTCGCTTGTAGTCCTTCATATGCCTTCTCAGCGGCGGTTAAATCATCATTCCAGCCCATTGCAGCTTTCTGGAACCGTTCGTATTCCCTTTCAAGTGCTGCATATTGTTGGAGCCAGTAAGGAAGAGCCACAGAAAACTCAGATGCATTATATGGGATATCGCTATCACCATACCTCTCTAACAGTTTCATATCCTCTTGCCAGTTACGTTGTTTATCTGTCATTGTTGTTCCTCCCCAGCCTTCAAATGCTCCTGCACCCTCACTTTAGGCACGCTCAATACTGCAAAGGCTCCAAACTCTCCCAGTGTGTCATTACCTTTAATCGCATCCTCAGGAATCCAAATCTCACATTTGATACGATGGTACCCTTTGTGTTTCCCTCGCTTAGATGGTGCGTATATTTGGGCTTGTCCTGAGAATGGAGCTACCACCCACAGACGGTCGTCACGGGGGTTCTCCTGCATGGACTCACTGAGATGCTTTGGATCAACGTCAAACATTACATTTCTGGTTTCGTTTATCATGGTATCTCTCCCTTATAGGTGTTATTTCTGTTCCATCCTTTTCATGAAATAAAGATGAAGCATTCTGTTTAGGTCCTTCTCAGTTATTTCAAACTCAATCATTTGTCCTGGAAGCTGTATGACCGCTGGAACATTGTCATTTTCGTTTAGCTTCAACTCATACATAAAGGTTCCATTTGGCATCTATATATCCTCCCTACCTAATGCCCTCAAGACCGCTGCCAACGCAGCTTTGGCTGACGCTCCTCCATCCTCGTCGATAATGATGTATCCAAGCTTGTCTAAATGAGCAGGATCATAAGTGTTCGGATCAGCGTAAAATTTAAACGGTATAACGGTCGCTTCTAGTGACTTGCGGAGTCGGTCTATTGTCCGGTCCCTCTCTGCCAACTGGTCCACTAACTCGACAACTTTGGCATAATGCATATTGCTGGTTATACATGTCTCGCGCATGCTTTTGACCGCAATCTCACGAGACTCACAGGCGGCCTTGTTGCCTTCCTGTAATTCCTTTACCTGCTGCTGGAGTGAGTCTACCAGGGCAAGAACCTCAATCAATAAACTTGAATCGCTTATCAATCCTTTAAGGTCCCCCGTTCTAAGCCAGACACTTTCGTTGGCTTCTATGCTCAATTCATCGCCTGATGGCAGTGGATATGTCCGTTCACTCATGACTGTTCTTCCTCCTTAAATTCTTTTTTGAACGCTTGTGACAGCAACTTGTATTTATCCGTATCCCACGTGCAGTATCTATAGTGGATGTAGCCCTCTATATCCTCGTATAGGGCAAATACGGTATCTCCGTCCTCGTCCACGTAAAATCGCTCTATGCGGCGTTTGAGGTGTATTATCCCAACTTATTCTCTCCTTATAGGGGTATAGGGTAAGAGGCTGTTATGCCTCATCCTCCAAGAGTGGGGTAAATGCATTCCCAATCATAATCAGCAAACTTCACTTCTTGATATTTGATAATCTCACCCTTATGGACCTCAAAATCTTCGTTGAACTGCATCCCACTTTCGAAAGCATATATTTTCATATCAATCTGATATTCCTTCGATAATTTGGATAAACCTTCGACGTCCAGTCCCCAAGCAGCCTGAAAGCTCTCGAGCAACAAAATTGAATCATCAAAATACCATGTAATCCTGTCACTATCTATGAAGTTGCGGCGCGTTCCTTTCAAATGAAACCCTTGAGATGTACCGACAGCAGAGATATTTAAGCTATCTTCATCCTCTTCCACTTTAAGAGTTGGGGCTATACCTCCCATTATCATTGAAATAGAATGACCAATTGGTGTTAAAGCCTCTTTCAAAAACTTTGAAATGTTTTCTTTTTCCCCACGTACTTTTAATGTTCCAACAGACCAATTTGGCATGTGTTATCTCTCCTTTATAGGTAGTAGGATCACAAACTGTATTCTTTAATCCACAATCCGTCTTTGTACACCGCTACGCATGGATGATTATGAGAAAGCAAGTCTCGTGCCTTTCTCATCGCTAATCGCAATGTGTAATTACCTCTCACCGTCGAAACGTGCTCACCATCATCGTTGTACAACTTTAGTTCAAACATGTGTCTATCCCCCTTATGGAGGGCTGTTCCCTCCTTCTTATCCCCTATGGGGCTTAATCGTTAATGCCAGGCACCTTAATACCTGCTATTTCAAGAGCCTTTGCCATACCTTTTCGATATATTACGTTCTCCGTGTCATATTCAGCTAAATAACCTTTTGGTTCTTTGAAATGTGCAAGCATCCGTTCTTCCATCGTTAGTTGCACTTCATAGCCGATGTATAAAGCGCGGTTTAGCATGTCTAATGTAATGCCATCCATCGATCCGTTTTCTTTTGTTGCAGTTACGAAATCCCTTATCACACGTTCTCGTGAAAAGTTTTTAATTTTACTTTCAATCGACTCTGCCTGTGCTTTGGTTAAAATTGCTTTATCCATGTGTTTGTCCTCTCTGCCCTTGGGGGCTATAGATTTCTTGCTTGATATATTGGAGACATATCAGGTGCATATTTCATTGCTTTGATATGGTCTAGTAATATGGGTTGCCATACTCTCTTATTGCTGTGGATTCGTTCATGGCAGGCATGGCATACCAGTACACAGTTATCTACCTCATATCGGCCTCCACCGCCGCCCATGCCGCCGTATATGATGCGATGAAGGTGTAAGCCCGGTCCCGGCTTGCCGCACAGCAGACAGCAATTGTGTTCGCCTACGGATGTGTCACGATCGGATACAGCGGATCGTACCTTGTCCTTACTAATGGATTCTGGATCAATAAAACGTTTCTTCTTAGGTCGTTCTTTGCGGTTATGGTGAGCCAGAAGATTTTTGCGATGTTCTGGTATAGGTTTCTTGCGTTTCGCGAGTGCCATAACTACCTCCTAAAATGGTCCGTCAATAGGCTCGGGTAATGGGCCGCCATCGTCATAGAATGGATCTTTATCACGGTCATATTTGTTCATATCATCACGCTCCTGCTGGATAGTCGTTAAGTTGATTAATCAAGGTACTGGCTTCTTTTTTGGTTAGGTCTTTGATGCTCTCTTTGCCTGAGCTCACTTGTCTGATCATCAGCCTGAAATCTTCCTCTGATATCTTTTTTTCATTTTTTATACGGTGACTGTATTTAACTTGAGCTTCACTAATAAGCATGCTTGTAGGCGTTCTATTATCGTTGTTAGGCGATGAATTATTATTAGTTGTCGGCTCAGGTTCATCCTGAACTACAGATTGAACTACAGGATTTTGAGGTTTCCCAGAAGCAGTAAACCCCTCAGGTAATGCCCATTCCGGAAGTGTTGGAGTATCCCAGTACCCCTTGATGTATTCGTCTTTGCCGCCCGACACCTTCACTTTAACGTTGGCATAATTCTCGCCACGCTCTTTCAGCGGTATCCTATTTTGATCAAGCTTGTACAAGTAGCGACCTATGCCCCACTGTACAGCTGCTCGCTTCATAGCGCCTGACAATCCACCTTTAACGGCGTCCATATTGCTGTCGTCTGACCCGTCCCATTTGGTTATCCATTCATCACCGATTTTCACCGATATGCCGCAAAGCTGGCTTCCTTGTTTCCATTCTTTGAATTCATTTTTCCAGCCTGTAGGACCAAATATTTCATCAAGTCGATTCATAATGGCTCTGTTCGTCACATATACAAGGACAAATACAAAGTTACCATTTGAGGTTTTTTGTCCACGATCTACACGCCACTCAATTTCATCCGGTGGAAATGGAGCCTGTAGGGACTTCATTATCTCCTTCGAATCCATCTGTATCATCCTCCAATTCATAGGTGGCTTTTACTTTTCGAGGTATATAATTCTCTGGGTCCGTTGGTGCATAGTGCTTGCTTCTATAGAGATAGTCGTTTATTTCTTCGATATTGTGCCAGCGCGTGACACGCATAAAGTCAGTGCTCATATTCCCTGCTATGTCGATGAAGTATCCTTCTTTGTGCTGTAACACATAGTAGGTCCGTTCATCCGATTTTTTCATACCATTCGACCTTTCGTTGTGGTATAATCACGATACTTACTTTTGATGTGTGCTTGATCTGTGCTGCCGTTGCTTCGGCAGCTTTTTCTTTTTTATAAGCTATCGCCATGTTTTTCAGGTACACCCTCAGCAACGTTTTTGTTAGCGTCCCGCGTTGTTTTGCGATCTTTGCCAGTTCTAGAAACACCCTGCGATCCGTCATCCTTCTTCACCTCCACAAGTTTGACCTCACCTCCCCAACCGTAATGCTTTAAAATATCGTCTACATTGCGAAACCTCATGCTGTGCGTTTGCCCTCCCGGTCCTCTGGGTGAAACATCTTGTCCAATTCAAATGCGCGCTTCTCGTAAATCACGTCAGGTCGTTTCAAGTCGAAATCTACTGCCCACTGGCTGTCCTGTCTTCCGTTCTCCATTTCATCTGCTAGTTGATTGAGCCAGAATGACTGATCACGTAGATATGCGATGTACTCAGTTCTGGTCATGTTAGCAAGCCCCGCCATATACTCGTCTCCCTCCTGCTTCTTTTAGAACCCAGTTCGTCACGCACCCATCGTCAAGGAACAAATCACCATCTACAATGATGTAACTGTCTATGCTGGTATGAATCTCACAGCCGCATCCGCATTTGCACACCACTGCGTTGGTTGATTCAGGACGTTTAAACGGGAACGGGGTAACTACGCGGTTTTCAATCTCCTTTGGATGTTTAGCCACTTTTCTTCTCTCCCTCCAGGTTGGTTACTCGATGTCCGTATTTTTGGTTAAGCAATATAATTTTGCGTGTGAACTCTAACCGTGTGCGCTCACTCATAACTGGCATGCTTTTTAATTCACCATTGGTAAAATTATCTTTCATTCCGCAGCCTCCTAGATGTACAATGGGTTGTGGTTGTTCTTACATATGCGTCAAGATGTTGATATTTTTGACGGGCTAAGTTCTACTTAGGTCGTTCTGTAAGGGGGTAGATTTAACCAACGTCCTTTTACTGAGGTATTACCAAGTTAGGAATACCCTCATTTCAGATGTAAGCTTCTGGTTTGAATGAGCTTGCAAACTGTACAGCTTCTTTAAAGTCAATACGTCGAATGCAATTGTACTTAGGAACATCGAATTTACGCTTAAGTTGCTTCCAGATCATCCGACGATACTTACCTACAACCTTGCGGAATTCCATATCTTCATCTTGGTAGCGATCTTTAGCAAGAGAAGTCGATTTACTTGCTACTGCACTGTGAAGCATGGAGCATTCAGCGTTAGTCAAGCAGACAGAATCACGAACCTCTTGAACCATTTCTGTCATTTCGGCAAACCGTTCATCTACATGGCTTTCGATGTTCATCATGCGATTAAGCATTAATTGAAGTGACTTATTGGATTGCTCTTGTGATTCCAGCGATTTTTGAAGGAATCCGTATACAGGTACTAATTGTGTTTGCTCGATTGGTTTACTCATTTATAACGCCTCCGATTATTCGACCACTTAAGGCCGTTTTTATTTGGGTAGTGAAGCTTTCCAGCATTTCAATGCTTTCGCGAATCTTCTGTTTGGTAATGGGATCAGCCGCTGAGAGTGCACCTTCCATTAAGGTTGTTATAGCTGCATCTTCCAGAAAACGATTGATCTTGGATCGAATCTGTAGAACATTTACATCTGCTTCATGCTGTAATTTCTTCCGTTGCTTCTGCGCTTCGATTTCATCAAAGTCTGTTGTATCTCGAAGCTCAAATTTTTCGAGTTGTTGTCTTGCTTCTTGATAACCAGCGCGAAGATTATTGTTTTGAAACTTCAAGTCCTCCAGTTCACGTTTGATGGTTTCAGGGACCACTTCAACGGAATTAGTGATGACTTTAGGCGGCTGGTTCTTTGCCTGTTGCCACAGGTGTTCAAAATGATTGGCTGAGTTTTTCGCTGTCTCAGCTTGCTTCTGTACTTGTTGTAATGCTTTCTTCACTTCTCTAAGCTCACGAACGGTCATTTCATCAACTGTTTTTTGTTCGCCAGTTGAGGGTATTTCGTGTGCTTGTTTAGTGAATTCTTCGCGGTCAATGGATTCGGGAAGTGACAGCATTTCGAAAATCTTTCCAGTAGACAAATGCGACGACGTCGTCGCTTTTCCAAATTGTTCAAAAGCCTGAATCATTCTTTGTGCAGTTCTTGGAACAATGTCCAGTGATTGAAGCCATGCTTCCCATTGCCCATGTACAAGGTCGTTATCCCTGACATGTTTGAGTCTCTTTCCTATTTCAATCACAGCTTGTCCAGCAACTTGTTTGAAGCTGTTTATTTCAGCAGTGATTTCAATTAAGTCTGACGAAAGTGAAATTTGTGTCACTTGATCACTCCCTTTAAGCAGTTTTTCGTTTTTGCTTCATTTTGTGGCAATCATCTTCAAAAAAAAGATCTGGAAATATTTTTTCAGCTGGAATCTTGAAGTGCCTTTCCATTTTAACCATTAGCTTAGCTGTCGGGTTTCTTAAACCAAGTTCCATCATGCTCAGATATTGTCTAGAGATATCTAAGTTTTTTGCCACATCTTCTTGGGAACCTTCGGACTTACGTAGTTCAGCAAGCAATGACCTTTTCATAGTGACCATTTTACACCGCCTTTCATGTTTCAGCCACGTTTTGTGGCATTTCATGTTTATAATATAACTCTCTATTTTGTGGTTGTCAATATGTTTTTGCAACAAATTGTGGCTTTGTTTATCTAAAAAAACTTTATTGCAACTTTTCGTGGCATTAATTTTATTTGACACATTATGTGGAGTAAAATACAGGAGGGATTCAATAAATGAATATAATTAAAGGAGAGATAATCAAATTGCTGCCGGATCGCCTTATTAGCTTGAGGAAAGAGAAGAAATTGACTCAAGAGAAAATCGCGGAAAAATTGGGCATTACAAGATCCGCCTACTCACAATACGAACTCGGAACTAGGAACCCCGATCACGAAACATTAAATAAAATGGCTGACTTTCATAATGCCTCAATTGATTACTTAATGGGCAGAACTGATATTCGAACGCAGATATTAACAGAACCTTCAAGAGAACTAATTGATTCACTTGATTTAGCTGATGAAGACATAATTAAGAAATTTAATTTTCAAGTAGATGGAGTGGAATTAAAGGAAGACGAAGTTCACAGATTTATTGCGTTTGTCAGGGCAGAGAGAGCTATGAAGAACAAAAATCATGATTCTCAGAACGATGGAGATGATCTTTAACACATTCTGGTTTAACATTGGTGTTCCTAATGTTGTTAAGTACAAACTCAGGATTTAAACCAATTTCCTCCAATATTTCTTTTGTGATGTTAAAAACGATCCTCTTCTCCATGCGTATCAGCTCCCGTTGCATAATTGCTATCAGTATAATTCATTTTAAGGGAACGCGTGTTCTTATTCAAGAATAAAATAACAGTGAGGCATGATCATGGTATATAAGCCTGGTCGCTGCCTGCTAACTATACGTTTAAAGGAGAAACGTAAGACACAACAATGGTTATGCGAACAGATCGGAATGAGCAAATCTCAAATATCCGATTATGCAACAAACCGAACAATGATGTCTTACGGAACAGCCATGACCATTGCCGGGGCTATTGGCTGCCACATGGAAGATCTGTACGAACGCATAGATAGCAGTAGCAGATGAGTGACGAAAGTCGCTCTGACCGGGATAACAGTACACTCATTCACGTACTGTGAAGCGCTAATATTGCGCTACAGGTTAAACATATCATATATTGGTGAATTCTGGCGAGAAAAAACCTATTGGAAATATCGGGAAATGACGATAATATAGATGAATTGGTATATCATAATTTTTCAAAAGGTGGTTTATAAATGCGGCTCATCTTTTATACTTTGTCATTCGCTGTAATTTTTATGTTAGTTGGATGTGGTCAAAGTGAGTTTGAAAAAAACATGAATCAAGGAAAAGAATATTTAAAAAGTAAACAATACAGTTCAGCAATAGACAGTTTTAACAATGCCCTAATCGATAATCCTTCAAGCTCTGATGCAAAAACACTATTAGAAAAAGCAAAAGAAGATCAAATAGATTCCACAATGAAAGAAAAACTAACTCAGTATATGAATGAAAATAAAATGATAGTTTTAAAATTTGTGCTTGAGCGAAAACAACAGAAGATAGAAGATTTAACTGTAGAAAAACAGGATGAAAAGCTCCATAGACTTATAGATATTCAAGAAGAGGAAAGAAAACTAATATCAAAATATCAGGATTATAAGAGTATAACTGATACTCATGAGAAATTACTTGAATCAATTGCTGCGGCAATCGACCTTCAATCCGATACTGTCACACTTATGAAATATTTAGCTGATAAACCAAACGATTATCAAATAACTGACGAAAAAGCATCAGAAGCGCAGGCTAATTTAAAAACAAACTCTGATCTGAGTAATGAAAAATTAAAAATGTATACAAATTATTTAGGAGAGTTACAAACTAAGTATGAGGTCGATATTTCTGAGAAGAATGAGGATGTCAAAACTCAATAATATTTTATCAGTAATTCAATCACCATGAATAAAAGCTCTGCTAACCTTAATGGGTCGGCAGAGCTTCGTTATGTATACATAATATTTGAATGGAAATTGAATTGCAATGAATAAACTTCGTATGATACCATAAGAATAGAAAAAGGGAACGGTTGCAGCCGCTCCCCTGTACGACAAGTCCGCTATAAGAGCGGTCGGCATAAGGTTTTAGGTACAGGAATAGACCGTTGACCTTACCACAGGGCGGTCTATTTCCGTTTATGGAAAGAAAGTATCAGAATCACCAATGTTGCAAATTGAATCATCAACATCAGCGTGTCTTTAACTTCCATGGCTTCACCCCCTTTACAGGAGATTAGCCGACCGCCCTTGATAGCCGTTATGTCGTACAATCCAGATTATACCACATTAGTCCTCTATTAAGAGGGCTTTTTATTTTGCCATGTTAACCTTACAATCAAAGATAAGACAGTTAGGAGGCACACTATGAGAGTAGCAATATACATCCGGGTAAGTACCGACATGCAGGTTGAAGATGGCTTTTCCATCGAGGGACAGCGTACAAGGCTCACAAGCTATGCAGCGTCTCAAGACTGGGAAATCCACGACTTTTACATAGATGAGGGACAGTCAGCTAAGGACCTTAAACGTCCTGAAATGGAACGCATGCTTTCAGATATGGAAGAACATAAATTCGACGTGGTACTCGTTTATAAGCTTGACCGTCTCACGCGTTCTGTGAGCGATCTGCACGACCTTCTAAAACGCTTTGACAAGCATAGTGTAAAGTTCAAATCAGCCACCGAAATATTCGATACTACGACTGCCATGGGTCGTCTATTTATCACAATCGTTGCTGCGATGGCTGAATGGGAACGCGGCACCATCTCTGAGCGTGTACGCTTCGGCATAGAGCAAATGATATTGGAAGGTAAGCGGCCTGGTGGTGTCCTGCCATATGGATATACACAGGACAGCGAATTAATAGAGGAAGAAGCAGAAATAATCCGTTATGCCCGTAAGCTGTATATGAGCGGTCTTGGCTACCAGTCAGTTGCAGTCAGACTCAATCGTGAAGGAAAGCTTCGTCGTGGAAAGCTGTGGACGGCCGCAACGGTAACTTATACCTTAGAAAACCCTTTTTATGCTGGCATCCTACGATTGGGTTCCAAACTACCAGGAGGAAACTACGTTAACCACGGACGTGACGATAGGGTTAAATGTTTGTATGGTGATGGGGACCATCCCGTTATCTTTACGCGTCTGGAATATGAAGAGACAAAAGAATATATGAAGCGTAGAACTAGCGGAGGATTCAGCCGGGTACAAACCTATTGGTTTTCCGGCGTACTACGTTGCGGACGCTGTGGAGCAGCTATGTTTGGTAAGATGTCAAACAAGCGCAAAAGAACCGATGGCAGCCTTGTGCGCACGCCTTATTATATCTGCTCTAACAAACACGCCAATAAAAGCTGTGACATGCCTACATTTAGACAGGTACATGTGGAACATCTATTTATGGAGTATATTAAGCAAGTCACCACGGATCAGGAAACCGTAAAACAGGTTGCAGCTACAATGCAAAATGATGAGATTAAAATAGTAGATGAAATTGCTTTGGCTAAGAAAGAGTTAAAAAAAATTGCTGACCGACGCGAGAAGTGGCAATACATGTTCGTCGAAGGTCTTATAACTAAAGATCAAATCCGTAAAAGAATCACTGAAGAAGATGCGGCCGAAGAAGAAATTAAAAAACATTTGGCAGAAAATAAAAATATGATGTCTGCTGTACCTAAATCAGATGATTTAAAAGAGCTTGATCAATTGTGGCCTGAGATGGATGATGAAGAAAAGAAAGATATGATTTTTACATTGTGTTCTAAAATAGTGTTGCATACAGATGAAACGAATGTTAAAGGAGTAAAGAACAAATTTTTCGATGCTTATATTGGCGAGGTCCTTTATAATTAA